ATATCAATCACTTAGAGATTTGTACTCTTTTAATTTCAAATTAGATGGATCTGGATAGTTATATCTATCAAAATGATCACATGTGGTCATACCAATAGGCATCGAATTGAAGCCAAGTATCACTCTATATTTGCTTTCGGTCGGTTCTGTATGATGACTCGCCCAAGCAGGGAAGATAAGCATTGTTCCAGGAACAAAAGGCATATGCTCTGTGTCTTTGAGCATACCAGCGTCTTCTCTAAGTTCTGCTGGGCGAATCACATACTTTGTACAATCGGAATTATCAAACACGGTACCGCTCGCACAATTGTCAGAATCTAAAATATGCATCACCCCACCAAGAAAACTATTAGCATGGGAATGTCCGTGATGAAATCCATCTATTTTTTGTCTAGTAGCCCACATACTAGTGATGCCACACTCTGGTTGAAACCCCATTTGAACCATGGTCGATTCGCAACATTCTTGAACCCACCTTGTTAGTTTCTCTAGAGCTTCTTCTTTATGAAGATTTGCTCTAGAGATTTGCAGTCCATTCTTCTCTCTTTCTGAGAGATACAATTTATCTTGTGTAAAATATGGGAGTAAGTATTTTGCATCGTTTACATAATCTGGATATTCATATCTCCAAACTGGAGTGTAAAATAGTTTATGAAACTCAACAGGCTGTTGCATTACAAATTCCTCAACATATTATTCCATTCAATCATACGCGCATCCCATGAATAGAAGTTATCCACAAAGATTTTTTGGAAGTTTAATTTATCCATATGCCGAGGGTTATGATAGTCTGCAATTGCGGCATCAAGTAATTGTAGATGTCGATTGGCATGCATTGTTGGATCTTCATGCCACTGATAGATAAGACCAAAGTCATTTACAGTTTCGGCTAGAGCAGCGTAATTAGGGCATACAACAGCACACCGCGCACTCATTGCTTCAATAGCAGCAATACAAGATGTTTCTTGCCATATAGATGGATAAGCAAAGATATGAGCTTTCTTCAATGCTTCACGAATCTCATCATTAGGAACAGAGCCATGATAAGTGATGCCAGGATGCGATTTACATTTATCAAATATCTCTTGATATTGTTCATCCCGCTGTGGCCAACCATATATGTTAAAAGAAGAGTAAACATCAAGGTGTATCTTATCACCCCATTTTTGATGCAACACTTCATATACAGGAAGAAGAAGTTCAAGCCCACGATGAGGTGTTGTATGATAGATCAAATTAATTGGTCCATCCATATCCTTCTCGTGTACTTCGATAGGCTCAATAGCATTCCTTAATACTATAGATTCACTATAAGGAACACCATGACGCATATTATATGTTTGAAACTGCCAGTTAGATACGAACACTAACTTTTCAAACCTTGCACGAGACTCTGGGTCTTTCAGATGCACTGCTTCAGGATCATCACATAAGTCATGGAGAACTAAAATATTCTTTTTGTCTTTACTTACATTACGAACCCGAGAATGAATGATATTGAATTGATCAAGAAGGTCATCATCAAGACGATCAATGATGCCTTGCTTCATCATTTCAGTACCACCTTTAGCATCGATCACATTACCATCATCATCAACAGTACCTGTGGTGGTTTCTTTTTCGATACCTGTTACCTTGAACTTCATTATAGTACCTTAATCCCTTTTACTGAATCAACACGGAATGAGCGCCATGCGCTCTTATCGATATCCCATACAGGAAGAACTTGCTCGTTGATTTTACGAACAGTTGTAGTGCCTTCTTCTTTTGTTGAAGCAGGTACAATACTTTTTTGTAATGTACATTTCATCAATCGCTCAGTACCATCATTTTTTGTAAATGTTACTTCAGCAACATCAAAAGTTAAAACACTAATCATTCCATCACGAGTTATGCTATCTAAACCAATTACCATAATATATTATCCCTGTGTTTTTATTGTGAAGCCCTTGCCTGGAACACCCCAGACATCACGAGCATTGACGCGAACAAACGGCATCTTACCAGCATCACCGCCTTTATTTGGAACGGTGAGCATTACTTTTTTACCTGCCGCCCAAGCCTTTATTTGATTGTTCAACCGCAATATAGGATTGGACATATACTCTCTGCGCATTGCTTTACGTGTGTCTTTTGACACGTTTCGACGTTCACCCTTACTTGTTTGGCTTGTCCGTGATTTTTGTCCCATATTATATTCTCCTCACTTGTTCATTATTATTAATAATACCGCATATCTTTAAAGAAGTCAATAGATTTTTACTCTGTCAACAATAAATGTTGCGAGCGATCTTTTGCTTCTTGTAAGCTACAATTTAATCGTTGAGCAACGAGTGCTTGAAATTCCATAATATCAGCGTTAGGATTTTGCTGATTAAACTGCGTCCAGAGTTGGGCAATTTTTGTTTCTTCATTCATGGGTCATACCTTTCAATGTCATCTTCTGTTAAAAACTCTGACTTGCCTTTCCATATTTCTACAATATGAGCTGGCTCATCGCTATCATTCTTACCTTGGTGCCATGTATTGGCTGGGATATTATATGGGTTATCTTTATGTAGTTGCCAGATACTAGCACCATCAAATGGATCTGATGTTATTCTATGATTCGTTATAACGGATGCTTTACCACTAACAATATTCCACGTTTCGCTTCTATGTTTATGTTTTTGCATACTCAAGGCGCTATGTGGAGCAATTACAAGCTCTTTAACCTTAAACCCATCACCATCATATAAATTGCGATAGTAACCCCATTCCCGCTCAACCTTTGGTGCTTCCCAATCTTTGAGAATCCAACTGCTTGAGTTCTTTTTATCTGTACCACCTACACCATATACAAATTCAATACTTTCATTGACTCCATATTCATTATATTCTGGAATATCACCTTCTGGTCTATCGCCACCATTTACAAAGATAATCTCATCATTAGGAAATCCAGCAAGTGTTTGAAAGATAGCATGACCAGCTGTATCATCAGTATCTTCAAAACCAATTACACATTGTACAGCTTCTAATGCGGATATGATACTGGCTCTCTCATCCCAAGGCATAAATGCTTTACCTTTTTTACGAATAAGCCAATCATCTGTATTCAATCCAACAACAAGCATATCACCAAGTTTTTTTGCTTCTTGAAAATAAGCAATATGACCAGAGTGAAGAGGATCAAATCCGCCAGTTGCTAATACAATTTTCATTTCTTTTCTAGCTCAGTTAAACGGCTTTCAAGTTTAATGATTCTTGCTGTTAATTTAGGGTATTTGTTATGTAAAGAAACTTCTTCTTTATCAAAAATATCAATCCCATACTTATCGTTTGCCCACCATGAAATATCTAACCATTTCGTCTCGCACCACATACCTGCTTTTGTTTTTGAAAACCAAGAAACAGATGCTGCACCAAGCAAACTACTTGCTACGCTACTCACTATCCAAAGCCACATATTTTTCTCCTACGGATTATTTTTAGATTTAGGAACATCAAACACAAAAGAGATACGTTCAATATCCCCAACATTAACTGCTTGATGTGGTTTTTTATTATCAAACCAAAAAAATGTTCCTGGTTGAATTGTATGCCATTCGCCACCACACTCATAATCATATGTCCCTTGAAGATTTAAATGGTATCTATCTTTAGTAAGATAATACTTACCATCGTCTATATGCTGGGCAACAGTATGCCCAACTTTCAATTTGAAAAACGCAGCCCGAGCAGTCTTCTTAATTTGTTTGCTTTTAAGCCACTGTTTAATATGATTGTACTTTATATATAATGCAGTGCGTTCCAACCCTTCTGCATCTTTGGGGTCTTCGTATTTTGTTTTTAATAGAGCCATGACTAATGGCATAAATCCATACGGGTCTAAGTCACCCCCAATACCATTCATTCTACTCACAAACGCCCAATCATCTTTATTATCATTAAGTTGATTTATGATAGGTTCAATATTTTCGTTATAAGAAATGAAGCGAAAGTTTGACATTATTAAAATTCCTGCTTTACCATTTCACCATCACGAACTACATGCATATGAATCGGGCACATACTTGATTTGATATATGAACGTCCACCGTCAATCATATTGCCATTCTCAAACTGTTTATAATCCCAACGATGAGAACTATATTGTAAATTACCATC